GACGACTGGACGGCCATGGTCGCCAGCCTCATCCCCGACGACACCGACGGCTGGTCGGCGCTCGTCTCCAACCTGATCGAGCCCGACACGTCGTCCAGCGCGGCGACGGCCTGAAGGAGGCAACTGTGGCCACACCGACCAAGATCGCCGTACCGCGCAACAGCGAGGAACTTCGCGAGCAGCTCCACGACCCTGCGGCGCGTAAGGAGATCCTTGCGACGCCGGACACCCTCGCGGACCACATGGACGCCTACGCCACGCAGCAGCAGGGCGACGGCACCGAGCTCAACAAGCTCGTGGCGGAGGAGACGCAGCGGCAGTTCGCTGCGATGCTCCGCGACCACGGGGCTGACGCTTCCGCCAAGGACGCCGCGAACGCGATCAAGCGTCTCGACCTGGACCCGCAGGCCAAGCGCAAGGGCGGGATGCTCACCTCCCACCGACAGGGCACCGCCCACAACGCCTCGGCCCCGGGTGCAGCGGTCGACAAGCACTTCGAGAACTCGATCGACTACGTCCGCAACATCTGGCACAAGAACCCGTCCCCCGATGGGGACAAGCTCGGTGCGCTCCGCAACGCGGCCTCCTCAGTGTCGCCGGCGGACGGCGGTTTCCTCGTCCCCGAGACGCTCCGCTCGCAGCTCCTTCAGCTCGCGCTGGAGCAGGCCGTCGTCCGGCCCCTGGCCACCGTGGTCCCGATGGAGTCGGCCCGGGTTCCGTTCCCGATGATCGACACCACCACGAACGCGGGCTCCGTGTTCGGCGGGATGGTCGCCTACTGGGGTGAGGAAGGTGCAGCGCTCCAGGACAGCAACCCGAAGTTCGGCAGGGTCGAACTCGACGCGAAGAAACTGACTGGTCTGTCAGCAGTCCCGAACGAGCTGCTCCAGGACTCCATCACCTCGTTCTCCGCGCTCATCGAGACGCTGTGGCCGAAGGCGCTGGCGTTCGAGGAAGACGCCAAGTTCCAGACGGGGTCCGGGACCGGCGAGCCTCTCGGCTTCCGCGGCGCCGGGAACTCGGCCGCGGTCACGGTGACCCGCGCCAACAGCAACAAAATCCAGTACGTGGACGTCATCGGGATGTACGCCCGCATGCTGCCGTCGTCGCTGTCCAGCGCGGTGTGGATGTGCTCCCCGGACGCGCTGCCGCAGCTGCTCCAGCTGTCCCTCACCGTCGGCACCGGCGGCAACAGCGTGTTCGTCGTCAACGCGGCCGCCGGGATGCCGATGAGCATTTTCGGTCGCCCGCTGGTGATCACGGAGAAGGGCGGCGTCCTCGGCTCCCGCGGTGACCTGGCGTTCGTCGACCTCAGCTACTACCTGGTGGGTGACCGCCAGATCATGACTGCGGACTCCAGCACGGACTACAACTTCGGCACCGACAAGACGACGTTCAGGATCATCCAGCGCGTCGACGGCCGCCCGTGGATCCAGTCCGCGATCACCCCGGCCAACGGCAGCGCGGCCACGCTGTCGCCCTTCGTCGAACTGGCGCCGTGACATGTGGGTTGAACTCTTCGACGGCAGCTTTCGCCGTCTCAACGATTTCACTGTCCTCAAGGTCGCCTTCGAGAACGGCAGCGCCAAGTGGTGGATTTCGGACGGCGTGAACGCCACCCGAATCACCCCTGGCTACGCCACGGAAAGCGAAGCGACCACAGCCTTGCGCACTCTCCTCGAACACGTCGGACTCATCAGCGTCTGACCCCTCGGCCGCCGTCGGCATTCAAACCCCGGCGGCGGCTATCACCCGACCCGGCAGTGTCGCCCCGGCGCGGCCCCCAGACAGAGAGGTACACCCGATGTCCCAGAAGGCACTCGGCAGGCTCATCAACACCACCCCCGCCGCGGACGGCGTGTGGATCGCGCTGAAGGGCGCGGCCGCAGGCGTCACGTTCTCCTGCTACCTGGCAGGCGCGGTCGGCGACACCTACACGCTTCAGGAAGCCAAGGACAACGCGGGCACCGGCGCGCAGAACCTCGCGGTCATCACCGAGCGGTACACCTGCACCGGCAACGGCTCGGACGCGTGGACCCGGACGCCGCAGGCTGCGGCGGCGACCGTCGTGACCACGGCCACCGCCGCGCAGAACGCGATGGTGTGCGAGGTCGAAGGCACGTCGCTGTCGGACACCTACAAGTACGTGAAGCTGACGTCGACCGGTGCCGGAACGGTCACCGCGATCACCCGTGACCTGGGAGCGCAGCGCGCCCCGCAGAACCTGCCTGCCACCGGAGCCTGACGTGGCGCTGTGGCAGTGCGCGGAGTGCACGGCCAAGTACGCGGTCGGCCTGCTGCGGTGCCCGCAGTGCGGGTCAACGGTGCGGGTCAACGAAGCGGCTCAACCCCCGGAGGAGGACACGGGCATGGCGAAGGTGACCGTGCACGGCGGCGCCAGCAATGCGGTCGCTGACGAGCAGGAGGGCGGTGAGGGCATATCAGCTGGGAACAGCTCCTCGACATCATCCGAGAAGGAGTCGAGCTCGCCCGAGCCGAGCGAGACGCCCCGCCCGTCGCGTGCCCGCGGGACGGCGAACCGCTCGAAGCCGGGCCGGAAGGCAGCGGAATCCTCCACTGCCGAAGCGACGGCTACCAGTGGCCCCGAGACGGACGCTGCTGACGAGTCCTGACCCCGGGGCCCGACAACGCACATTGAGAGGAGGTGACGAGAGATGACGACCCCGTTCTATGCGACCCGCGAGGAGATCAAGGCCGAGTTGGACGTGAAGGAAACCGCGCGCAGCAATAGCCGGATCGACCGCGCGCTGGCCGATGCGACCGAGGCAGTACACGGGCTGACGCATCGGGTGTTCTACCCGGTGCTGGAGACCCGCAAGTTCGACTGGCCGCCCCGCTCCGGGGCCACTCCGTGGATTCTGCGGCTGGATGCGAATGAGGTCATCTCCGTCGTCTCCCTCACGTCCGGGGGCGTCACCATCGCTCCCGGCGACTATCTCCTGCGGCGCGCTGACGACAAGGCTGAGCCTCCGTACACGCGCATCGAGATCAACCTTGGCTCCAACGCATCGTTTGGCGGGGGTAGTACGTACCAGCAGGACATCGACGCCTACTGCCTGTTTGGCTACCGCAACGACGAGGCCCCGGCCGGCACCCTTGCCGCGCAGATCGCTTCCGCGAGCGCGACGACCATCACTGTCGACGGGCCCGCATCCGCGGCGCTCGGTATCGGCTCGCTGCTGCGTATCGACAACGAGCGGATGATCGTCACCGGTAGGAGCATGCTCGACACCGCGCAGGGCTTCGGCGACTCGATGACCGCGACCAACAACGACGTCAGCATCGGCGCGGCCAACGGCGCTGCGTACGCGGTCGGCGAGGTCATCCTCCGCGACTCCGAGCGGATGCTGATCACCGACATCGCAAGCAACACGCTCACAGTGACCCGCGCCTGGGACGGCAGCGTCCTCGCCGCGCACACCGACTCTGCGATCTTCGCCCCCCGGATCCTGACCGTGGTTCGTGGCGCGCTCGGTACGACGGCCGCCGTCCACAGCAACGGGGCGGCCGTGGCCCGCTGGGACGCGCCCGGAAGCGTCCGGCAGCTGTGCGTCGCAGAGGCGCTCGTCGATCTCCTTCAAGGCCGGTCCGGGTACGCGCGCACCGCGGGCTCCGGGGAGAACGAGCGGGAAGCCAGCGGCCGCGGGCTGAAGGATCTCCGCGACCGCGTGTACACCAGCCACGGCCGCAAGGCTCGGACGAGGGCGGTCTAGTCATGCTCCTTGACGTCTCCAGCAGCAGCCGCGGCCCCCTCTTCGACGGGCGGGCCCGCGCCGCCGCGAACGCCTACGTCAACAGGTTGGAGCGCGACCTCGCCGAAGAGGGCCTGTCGATCCTCCGTGGCGAGATGCACCGCGTGTTCCGCAACCCGACCGGCTACTACGAGTCCCGTTGCACGGTCATCGAAGGCCACAAGATCTCCGACTCCCGTGTCGTGTACGGGCCGTGGCTCGCCGGCATCGGGTCCCGCAATTTCCCGGTGACCAAGTTCAAGGGCTACGACCACTGGCTTGTCACCCGGGACAAGTTGAACGCGCGCAAGGTCGGTATCGGTGAGCGGCTGCTGCGCCGGTACACGGGACGGATGTGATTGCCGTGGCTCTCGATCTCACCGCCTACCGTAGCGCGGCCATGTCGCACGCTCAGGGCCTCGGCTTGTTCACGCAGGTCCTCGGTCACGAGCCGGTGTCCGCGCCCGGGTCGGGTCTGATCTACGCAATGTGGGTCACGGACGTCATGCCGATCCCGGCGCGTTCGGGCTTGGACTCCGTGTCCGTGCGGCTGGAGTTGAACGGGCGGGTGTTCATGCCCGCGGACAGCGAGCCGCAGGACGGCGTCGATGTCTCGATGCTGGACGCGGTCGACGGGCTGATGAACGCCTACTCCGGGGACTTCGAGCTCGGCGGCACGGTCGCGAACGTCGACCTGCTCGGCATGCACGGGGGGAGCCTGCGGGCGCGGTTCGGGTTCACCCGCTTCGACAGCACCACTTACCGGGTGGCCACGCTCACCGTGCCCCTGATCATCAACAACGTGTGGACGGAGGCACCGTAGTGGCCAAAAGCAGCGGCCTCGGCGACAACCTGTACATCGCCGGATTCAACGCGTCCGGCGACATCAACCAGCTCGGCGCGATCGGCGGCGGCCCCGCCCTGATCAACGTGACCGGTATCGACAAGTCCGCGTACGAGCGGATCGGCGGCCTGCGGGACGGGCGGATCGAGTACACCGCGTACTTCAACACCGTGCCCGTAACCGGGGCGATCCACGAGAAACTGTCGCCGCTCCCGCGCACGGACCAGATCCTCACGTACTGCCGGGGGACGACCCTCGGAGACCCGGCCGCGAGCCTGGTGTCCAAGCAGCTCAACTACGACCCAACCCGCGCGGACTCCGGAGAGCTGACGTTCGCCGTGTCCGCGCAGGCCAACGCCTTCGGGATCGAGTGGGGCCGGCAGTTGACCGCGGGGATCCGCACGGACACCGCAGCGACCAACGGAACGGGCATCGACACCCTGGTCTCCGCATCCTTTGGCGGGCAGGCGTACTTGCAAGTCTTCGCGCCGTTCACGGGCACGGACGTCACGGTGAAGATCCAGGACTCGGCCGATAACGCGACGTTTGCTGATGTCGCTGGGTTCTCTTTCACTCAGATCACCGGAGGTGCCCCGCTCGCCGAGCGGATCGCCCTGTCGAACACGGCCACGTTGCGCCGGTATCTGCGCGCGACGACCGTCACCACGGGTGGGTTCTCCGCGCTGAGCTTCGCCGTGAACGTGGTCAAGAACGAGTCGGCTGGGGTGACGTTCTGATGGCAATCCAACTGTCCCGGCCCGAGCCGCTGATGCGCCCGGAGTCGTACAAGACGTACTCGGTGGTGTCCCCGATCTCGACGCACTTCCGGCCCGGGACGTGCGCGGAGACGGACTGCCCGCACTACCTCAACGGGTGGGGTGTCCGGCTGGAGAACCTCACTCCGGACCTGCGGGAGACCGTCAAGTCCTCGACGTTCGAGCACCAGGGCAGGCAGGTCAAGTACCGGTACACGGTGCAGACCCTCGCGGACGGTCACATCTACCTCGTCTTCGAGGCTGGCCAGCCCTGCTTCCGTGCTTCGCAGCACCGGGTGCGCATCGACAAGCCGCCGTTGTTCCTGGTCCGTGATGGCGACTGGCGGGGCAACCCGCGCCGTACGCGGGCCCGGCAGCACTTGAACCCGGGGAACTGGGTGGAGGACTTCGCCACGCATCAGCAGGCGATCGCAGACGAAATCGAGAAGGGGTGATTGGTCATGGCGAAGGCTTCAGGTCTCGGCCAGACGACGCTGTCCGTGGATGACTCCGCGGGTACCGCGCGGGCCATCAAGAACGACATTACGAACTGGCAGATGAGCACCCCCAGGGGTGTCCAGGAGATCACGGGTGTCGACAAGAGCGCGGTGGAACGGCTGCTGCTCCTCGCCGACGGCTCAGTGACTCTCAACGGCGTCTTCAACGCGGCCGCGAACCAGTCCCACGACGTGTTCAAGACCGTGCCCAGCACCAGCGTGCTGCGGACCGTCACGCAGACCGTCAACGGCGTCACCCTCGCCATGGAGATGCTCCCCACGGACTACCAGCTGACCCGCTCCGACAGCGGCGAGCTCACCTTCTCGGTGCCGCTCTCCCTTGCGGATGGCGCCGTTCCGACCTGGGCCTGAAAGGCACACGCACATGGGCTACGAAGCAGGCGTCCGCGCCATCAACATCAGGTTCGAGGAAGGCCACGAGCACCACGGCGCCGAAGCACGCGTCACGGGCATGGCCATCGACGAATACATGGCCGCGACCGGACTCGACGGAAGCGAAGGCGACAACGCCGCAACCAGCATGACCCGGTTCGGGGAACGCCTCATCTCCTGGAACCTGACCGTGCAGGGCCAGCCCGTCCCCGCGACATCCGAGGGACTTCAGAAAATCGATCAGGGGCTGGCGCGCGCCCTGCAGAACGCGTACGTCGAGGCCCTGATCGGAGTCCACAAGTCCGACCCTTTGCCGGAGAGCTCGCTCTCTGGCGAGCCGTCCCTGGTGGAGTCCGTCCCGATGGAAGCACTGTCCGAGAGCCTCGCGAGCTGAAGCGGGCCCGGTACCTGCTCGGCCTGCTGGAGCGGTTCCCGGGCTACACCCTGTCCTCCCTGCTGGCAGAGGACACCGAGCTGATGCGCCTCGTCGCCATCGAGAAGCTCGGCGGCGCACACGACGGAGGGGAGGTGGACGATGTCTGACGACGTGACGATCACAGTCCGGGTAGCTGACCGGACTGCGTCCGGGTTCCGGGACGTGGACGGCCGGCTGCGGACGCTGGACGGCAGGTTCGCGACGGCCGCCGGGTCGATGCAGCGGTCGTCATCGAAGGCCAGCGGCGCGCTCCTCGACATGAAGGCGTCGCTCCTCTCCCTCGCCCCGGCCGCGGTCCCGGTCGCCGCGTCACTCGCACCTATCGTGACGACCGCGGCCGGCGCCGGGCTGGCCCTTGGGGCGTTCGGCGCAGCGGTGGCCGGGCAGGTGGGCCACCTCTCTGATGCGGCGAAGGCGCAGACCAAGTACACCGACTCGGTCGCACAGTACGGACGCGGCTCCAAGCAGGCGTCCGAGGCGGCCCGGGCCGTGCAGTCGTCGCTGGCGTCCATGCCACAGGCCACCGCACGTGCGGCGGTAGGCCTGTCCACGCTGAAGGAAGGGTTCCACGACTGGTCGGACAGTCTTGCCGGGGTCACGATGGCCCCGGTGGAGAAGGGTTTCACCGTCCTGGGGCAGATCCTCCCGAAGCTCACGCCGATGGCGAAGGGCGCGGCCACCCAGTTGGACCGGCTGGTGACGGTGGCCGGCGGTGCGGTCAACAGCTCGGGCTTCGACTCCCTGTCGAAGAAGGTTGCCGAGTTCGCGAACTCGTCGATCAAGAAGGCGACGGACGGGGCGATCCATTTCGGGCGGGTGTTGTCCGAGGGCAACGCGCACGGCCCGATGACCGAGTTCATGGACTACGCGCGGGAGCAAGGGCCTGCGGTGAAGGAGCTGCTGGCGAACCTGGCGTCGGCGGCCGGGAACATCGCGGCGGGCGCGGCGCAGGCTGGACCGGGCCTGTTGACGCTGGTGAACGCGATGGCCAAGCTCGTGGCTGCGGTGCCTCCGGAGATGGTCGGCACCTTGATGCAGGTGTACGCGGCGTTCAAGCTGATCAAGCTGGCTGGTGCTGGTGTCGCTGGGGTGGCGGGCGGGATCCAGACGCTGGCGACGAAGATCACGGCGTTGCGCGCTGCGTCGGTCGCGGCGGGCGGCGGGCTGGCTGGACTGCGTGCGGCGTTCATGTCGTTGGGCACGGCGACGAAGGCCACGGTCGTCGTTGCGGGTATCGCTGCTGCGGTCGCGGTCATCGCGAAGCTCAACTCGATGGGCAAGGAGGCGCCACCGAACGTCGACAAGCTGACCTCGGCGCTGACCAGGCTCGGCAGTACCGGGGAGGTTACCGGTGAGGCAGCACGAAAGTTCGGGGCGCACTTCGAAAAGCTCAAAGACCAGATGAACAAGGTGCTCGACCCCAGCGTGGCGGAGAGCGTCAACAACTGGGGACATAGCATCTCGGGTGGGCTGCTGAAGGGCGGCGACGCCACGGAGGAGCTGACCGGTTCCTTTAAGGCCATCGACCAGTCGCTCGCCGACATGGTCAAGGGCGGTAAGGCCAAGCTGGCCGGGACCGCGCTCAAGGACATGCTCAGCACTATGAACCCGGAGCAGGTCAAGAAGCTGCAGGGGAGCCTCGGCGACTACAAAGACGCGCTCGCGGACCAGGCGCTGGAGCAGAAACTCGCCGCGCAGTCGATGGGAGTGTTCGGTGCGGCGGCGCAGGCCACGCAGGCCAAGTTGGACGCGCAGAAGGCCAGCGCGGACGGACTCCGGGCAAGCATCATCGCCCTGAACGATGTCAACCGGTCCGCGTATGACGCCCAGATCGGGTTCGAGGCGTCCCTCGACAGCTTGACCGCCTCTTTCAAGGAGCACGGCGCCACCCTCAACCTCAACACCGAGGACGGCCGTGCGAACGCAACGGCCATGTCGTCGGCCGCTAAGGCGCAGGATGAGCTGATCGCGTCGGGGCTCGCGGCGGGCGACTCGCTGGCGTCGATGACGAAGAAGTCTGGTGAGCTGCGCGGCGAGATGCTGAAGCTCGCGACGGAGGCGTTCGACGGGAACAAGAAGAAGGCGCAAGAGTACGTCAACACGCTGCTCGGGGTGCCGAGCGAGATCAAGACGTTGGTCAAGGCGGAGAAGGACGAGGCAGTCGCCGGCCTGAACGAGGTCGAGGCCGCGATCCAGAAAACCCCGAGTGCGAAGAGCGTGACGGTGTCGACGCTGAACGGGGCGGCGATCAAGGCCCTTGAAGCGGTCGGGTTCAAGACGAAGCAGCTGCCTGACGGCCGGACGATGGTGTATACGGCGAACGGGCAGGCGATCGGGTCGATTGCCGCGGTGGCGCGGGCGCTGAATGCGTTGAACGGGAAGACCGCGAACACGTGGACGATCCACAACATCAAGACGAACTATTCGACTTCGAACAGCGTTTCCGGTGGCAAGAGCGTTCACGACATGGTCGGCGCGACGGGCGGCCTGTACACCGGGAAGGGCTCGGGGTTCCGGTATGCCGAGGGTGGCCCTGTGCGCGGACCGGGAACGGGTACCTCGGATGATGTTCCAGCGCCGTGGCTCAGCAATGGCGAGTTCGTCATCAAGGCCGCGGCGGTGCAGAAGTACGGCGAGCGGTTCCTCCAGCGGGTCAACGACGGTCAGTTCGACGGGCCGAAGTTCGCCAAGGGCGGCAAGGTCACGCAGGCGGAGAAGGACGCACGGTCCTCGCTGCGCGGGCAGTTCGGGATCTCTGCGTTCGGGCGCGCGGCCGGATACCACCTGACCCCGTTCGAGAAGAACCTCGGCGCCCCCTCCGACATGAGCAGCCTGGTGTCTTCGCTGAACACGGCACGCGGCGACATCAAGGGCGCAACGCATGGCAGTACCGAGTCTCGGCTGTTGAAGCAGTTGGACTCGGTCGGGAAGAGCCTCATCAAGTACGACAAGCAGCTCAGCGCGGTGAACAAGTCGTTGGAGACGGCGAAGACCAAGCTCAACGACCTGAAGAGCGCAGCCTCGTCGCTCTCCAGCAGCGTGAAGAGTGGGGTGCTGTCCTCGGCGAACATCACCAAGGGCGGCGCCGGCGGGACGGTGACGGTCGCCTCGATCATGGGCGGGCTGACCCAGTCCCGGGATAAGGCCAGCGCGTTCGCGGACGCGTTGAAGGGCCTGAAGTCGAAGGGCCTGTCGAAGGATCTCATCCAACAAATCGCCGAGGCGGGCATCGAGGGCGGCGGCCTGGAGACCGCGGGCGCCCTGCTGGGTGCATCGTCGTCGGAGATCTCCTCCGTCAACTCTCTACAGGGGCAGATCAACTCGTCGGCTGGGGCGGCTGGAAAGACCACCGCGGACGCCGTGTACGCGGCGGCGATCAAGGCGCAGACCACGACCGTGTCCAAGCTGCAGAAGTCGCAGGACAAGCTCGAAAAGTCGATGTCCAACCTGGCGAAGATCATGGAGAAGTCCATCTCCAAGGCGATCGGGAAGAAGGCGGCCGGCGGGATCGTCGGCGCGGCCGCGTCGGGTGGTCTGCGGGGCGGGCTGACGTGGGTAGGTGAGCATGAGCCGGAGCTGCTGGATCTCCCGGTGGGGTCGCGGGTGCGGTCGGGTCCAGACTCGCGCCGCATGACCGCGATGGGCGGCGGCGGGTCCAGCCAGCCGATCGTCATCCAGCTGAAGTTCGGCCAGCGCGAGTTCGGCCAGCTGTGGGTCGACACCGGCCGCCACGAGATCCGCACCCGCGGCGGGATCCAGGCCACCTTCCAGACCGCGAAATAACACAAAGGAGAACACATGCCCTACAAGGTGTGGAACGGCCCGGCGCCGACCACCACTGCTCAGCAGTCGGTGACGACGAGCACGGCCATCAAGACGATGCTTCAGATCGCCACCCCGAGCACCAGGCAGATCCAGCTCATCGCCTGGGGTTTCAGCGTCGACGACCCGCCCGGCGCGGACGCCGTCGTCGAGCTGCTCCAGACGGACGTGGCCGCCACGGTCACCGCGCACGTCGCCTCGGGAATCCAGCCCCTCGACCCCAACGGCACACCGTCCCTCTGCGTCGGCGGTACCGCCCTGACCGGCTACACCGCGTCCGTCGAGGGCGCGACGACCGCGTCCCGGACCTTCGACACGGTGTCCCTCAGCTCGGTCAGCGGCGAGTCCCCCCTCACCTACACCTACCAGTGGATGCCCGACGAGCGGCCCATCGTCGCCGTGAGCCGCTTCCTGCGGGTGCGCGCCACGACTCCGACGACCGCGGTCGACATGCGCTGCTGGGTCGTCTTCAACGAGGTGGGCTGACCCGTGCAGTCCGGTCTCGCTCCTCAGCTCGCAGCGTGGCAGCGCCGCATGTCCAACGTGCCCGGCCCCAACCGGCCGTCCGGGGAGGTCAGCACCGGCGACCCGGTCACTGTCGAGCTCCTCATCAACGGGGCGTGGGTGGACATCACTGGATTCGCGATGGTCCGGGACGACAACGGCGAGATCGGCATCACCCGTGGAATCCGCGACGAGGGCAACCAGACCGAGCAGTCCACCGCGCACCTGACCCTCGACAACCGCGACGGCCGGTTCTACACACGCAACCCGTCGGGCATCTGGTACGGGCTGATCAGGCGTAACCAGACACTCCGGGTGAGCGTCCCGGACGGGCTCGGCGGGAAGTCGTACCGGTTTTGGGGTGAGGCGTCTCAGTGGGCGCCGTCGTGGGATCCGACCGGTACGGACGTGTGGACGGACGTCTCGGCGAACGGAATCTTGCAGCGTCTCGCGCAGGGCCCGGCTCCCGAACGCAGCGTGATCTACAACGCGGTCACCGACCCGCTGCCCGCGAGCGTGGTGGCGTACTGGCCGTGCGAGGACCCCTCGGACGCGACGACGATCGCATCCGCCCTCGTCAGCGGCTCCCCGATGACGATCTCCGGAACCCCGGCCCTCGCCTCGTACTCCGGGTTCGGCGCATCAGATCCCCTGCCCGACCTCACCTCCAGCTACCTGTCCGGCGGCGTCGTCGCCTACGACGAACCCACCGCGACACAGGTCCGCTTCCTGTGTTTCATCCCGGCTGCTGGGCTGTCGGACGGCAAGGTCATCTGCTCGATCGATCAGGTCGACTACTCAGCGGGAGCAACCCAGTTCTTCGAGCTGTACTACTCGACCACTGACGCCAGTAACTCGCTGGTGCTGCGCGCCTGCGCATCGGATGGCACGGTTCTCGGCACGTGGCTCCCGCACACCCTCGACGTACGCGGGCGTCTGCTGTACGTGTCCGTTCAGCTACAGGAGTCAGGCACAGGCATCACCCGGCAGGTCCAACTCAAGGACGTCGTCAGCGGCCAGAGCAGCAGCGTCAATGATGTTGAGGGGCTGACACAACTGAGCCGCGTCACGCGGGTGCAGTTCGGGCCAGCATCGCGCGCGGTGTCCGGCCCGGCGGGGTCCCAGTACCTGCCCGGAGTGGCGGTCGGGCACTGCACGGTGGAGAACGCCATCTCGGCGATCGATGCGCTTGGGGTGCGGCTGAACCCGATCGGGGAGACCGCGGGGCGCCGGGTCCAGCGACTGTGCGGCGAGTCGGGGATCCCGGTCGACTGGGTGGGCGACCTCGACGACACCGTGGGCATGGGCGCGCAGGGCAAACAGAACCCGCTGTCGCTGATGCAGGAGGCCGTCCTCGCCGATGACGGTCTGCTGTACGAGAACCTCGCCGTCCTCGGGCTCGGCTACCGGACCCGGGCCAGCCTGTACAACCAGGACCCGGCCCTGATCCTGAACTACAGCGGCTACAACCTGTCCGAGATACCGACCCCGGTGGAGGATGATCGGTACCTCGCCAACAAGGTCACCGTCAGCGCAGGCGGGGTTACCGCGACCTACGAGGAGACGGCCGGCCCGCTGTCGACGGCACCCCCGCCAGCCGGTGTCGGCGTGTACGGGCCGAACTCCGACTCGGCGTTGGCGCTGAACTTGGCGACGTCGGACACTCCGACGCTGCTGGACCAGGCGGCATGGCGGGTGCACCACGGGACGGTCGACGAAGCCCGACATCCGCAGATCTCGGTGAACCTTTCGCACTCCTCGATCACCCCGGAAATGCGGCGGGCGGTCCTCGGGCTACGGATGGGCGACCGGGTCCAGATCATCAACCCCCCGTCATGGTTGGGTGGCGACACGATCGACCAACTCATCCTCGGCGTCGAAGAGCAGATCACGCACTTCGAGCACCGCCTCACGTTCACTTGCGCCCCCGCGAGCCCGTACAACACGATCGGCTACCTCGACACCACGACAGCCCGGATCGACACAGACGGCAGCCAGCTCGCCACGGACCTCACCTCGACCGCGACCAGCGTCCCCGTGGCCACCACCTCGGGCCCGGGCTGGGTCCAGTCCGGGCAGCTCAACACAAACCGTGGGTTCGAGACCGACCTCGCCAACTGGACGGGGTCCGGTGCCACGCTCGCCCGCGTGGCCACGCCCGGCCTGCCGCCGTTCGGCGGCTCGTGGTCGATGCAGATCACCCCGGATGGTGTCGCGCAGTTCCCCAACGCGGGCAGTGAGCAGATCGCGGTGACCGCGGGCCTCCAGTACGTGCTGTCCGGGTGGCTGCTGTGCGCCACGAGTCGCAACGTCGATCTCAACGTGAACTGGTTCGACGGGACCCACGCGTATCTGTCGACCACGGCCAACGACCAGCAGGTCGCGGCGAACACGTGGTCGTTCTTCCAGCAGACGGTAACGCCTCCCGCAGGCGCCGTATACGCGAACCTCTCGCCGACCGTACCGAGCTTCCCGCCGTCCTCAAATGTTCTCTACGCCGACGAAATCGTTTTCCGTCTCGCCAGCGACACCACCAACGACGAATTCCCTTTCGACATTCGCGTGGGCGGCGAGGTAATGCGGGCGGGCGCCATCACGCCCGAAGTCTTGGATACGTTCACCCGCAGCGTGGCGAACGGCTGGGGGACCGCAGACAGCGGGCAGGTGTGGAGCAACACGGGTGGCGCCGCGGCCGACTACGCCGTCACGTCCGGTACGAGCAGCCACATCTGCAACTCCGTCAACGTGCTGCGATATACGGTGCTGCCGATCGCCACGGAGGACGCGGACATCACCGTTGAGTGGACCATGTCCGCGAACCCATCCGGCGACAGCCAGTACGTGTTCGTGTTCGCCCGCTACACCGACACCAACCACTTCTACTTCGTCCGGGTCGAGGTCACCACCGCGAACGCAATGATCCTCACGGTGCGGAAGCGCAACGGATCGGAAACGCAACTCGGTTCGGCCGTCACGACACAGTTCACCCACGCTGCGGGGACCTGGTACAAGATGCGTTTCCGCACCGAGGGCGCCACGTTGAAGGCGAAGTCGTGGACGCTCGGCACGTCGGAGCCTGGAACTTGGGATATCACGACTACCGACAGCGACCTTGTCGGGGTTGGGTCGGTGGGTGTGCGGACGCTGCTGGGCAGCGCGAGTACGGCGGTGCTGCCGGTGACGATCCAGTTCGACAACTTCACCGAGCAATGCCAGCAGACCTTCACCGTCATACGCGCCGTGAATGGCGTCGTCAAAGCCCACAGCGCAGGCGAAGACGTCCGGCTTGCCAATCCGACCATTCTTGCCCTTTAAGGAGGCAGCGTGCCCGAGTCCTATCCAATACCGCTCGCCGGGCAGCGGCTCACGGCGGGCCTGCTGCGGTCGATGCAACCCCAGGTGGCCCGCAAGACCGCCGACACCTCGCGTGCCGCGACGACAACGCCCACAATGGACCCGCACATCCAATTCCCCGCTGTTGCGGGCGCGGTGTACGCGTGGAACGGATGGATCAAATTCGACGCCGACATCACCGCAGATATCATTTTCGGTTTCACCGCGCCGTCCGGGTCGCTCGGAGCCTGGGTCGGCTCCGGTGCCGGTACCACTCCCATTTCTGGCACGGCCGGTGGTGGAACGCAGCAGAACGCATCCTCGACGTGGGGTTACACGGTCCGCACCGAATGGACTGACCTCTCAAACACTCGTACATACGGCGGTCTCGGTGCAGGAAATGCGCTCACCGTCATACTCAACGGAATGTTCCGCATCGGCACCACTAGCGGCACGTGGGGAATGGTGTGGGCTCAGAGCGTGTCGAGTGCTACCGCTACGACTGTTTTCACAGACAGCTGGATTTCATCCCAGCGCATCGCTTAGAGGAGTTCTATCCGTGCCTATGTATGTGGTCACTGGGAAAAACACGAGCGGCGAACCTGTGGTGTCGGTGGATATATCCGCAGTCAACCAGGAAGGCACTGTGGTGCAGGAGTTGGACGTCGTCAACGCCGTTCGGGCCCTGCTTGCCGGGACGCCCGGGATCGGGTCGGTGGTGGCGCAGAAGTTCGAGCAGGTCATCACCAACGTCTGATCCTCCCCCGGGGATTCACAGGGGGATCCGGCAGCCTGTTAGGCGAGACGAGCCGTATCGTCTCTACTGCCACAACGAGCACGACGAGGCGATGGCGCTCACCGCCCGCTCCTGACTCAACGCGAAGGGACTCTGACTATGGCCTGGTATCCCGGCGCCACCAAGATGGAGCTGCAACCGGAGTCGGACGCCCAACCGGCGATCCGGCCCACGCAGTTCATCCTGCACAGCATCGTCGCCCCGTGGACGCCCGAGCGGACGTACGAGTATTGGCGCGACTCGACGAACCTGGAGTCCCACTTCGGGCTCGGCTACGACGGAAGCCTCGGCCAGTTCATCGGGACGCAGACCCGCGCGGATGCGAACGCCGCAGCGAACCTGCGGGCGGACGGGACCGGCGCGGTGTCGCTGGAGTCCGCGTCGAATCTGCAGGCGTCGGACCCGTGGACGGCGGCGCAGGTCGAGACGCTCATCAAGCTCGGGGTGTGGCTGCACCAGGAGCACGAGATCCCGCTGCGGATCTGCCGCAGCGCGAGCGATCCGGGCTTCGGCTATCACCGTCTGTTCTCCGCGTGGAACCCGAACGGGCACTCCTGCCCGGGTGACGCACGGGTGAAGCAGTTCAAGGAGGTCGTGTTCCCGGGCATCGTCGCCCGCGCGACCGGCAAGACCAATGGTCCCGAGGAGGACGACATGCCCACTGCTGCTGAAGTCGCGAAGGCGGTGCTGACCTACGACGGGGTGATCTCCGTCCCGGGTGCGCCGGCCACTAACCCGACCTGGACCCTGTCGAGCGTGCAGACGGAGATCCTCAAGCGGATCGACGCGGTGCGTACTGCGGAGGCTGCGCAGACCGCGGCGATCACGAAGCTGGCCGGGCTGGTCGGCACCGGTGTGGACACGGCCGCCGTGGTGGCAGCGGTGAAGGTGGCCATCGCAGAAGCGGTGGTCAAGGTGAGCGTCGACGTGACCGGCGCTGGAACGAAGGGATCCTGATCATGTCTGAGTCGTCTCTCCCCGATGTGCAGACGGTCGTGAAGACCGCAGCCACCTACGGAAAGGACCTCGCCGAGCGCGTCATCTGGACGTTCCTCGGAGGGACCACCGCGGTGGTCGTCGCCTCCGGGCCGGCCGACGTGCTGCACGCCAGCTTCTGGCAGGCGGTCGCCACGGGCGGTGTCGCTGCGGTGGTGTCCCTCGTGAAGGGGCTGGCGGCGCGCGGCTTCGGTGCGAAGAACTCCGCGTCGACGGCTTCGGGCGTCTAGGGAGTCCTGTTGGACGCCACCACCCTCGGCGCGGTCCTGGCGTTCGCTGGCGTCGTGTCCGGCTCGGTGGTGGCGTACATCGGGAAGCGGGGTGAGACCCGCAACTCGCTCACGGAC